CAGTACACCAATCAGTATGGTTGGTCTGTCATGCATATTGGTTGGGAGCAGGAAATGGGTATGCGTGAACAGCGGTATACCATCACTGATTTAGTTAATGTCGCACAGGAAGCGGCACGGAATAACCCTCAGTCTCCTATTGCAAGTCTTCCTGCTATGGTGATGGACAAGGATAAGGAAGACATGGCGGTTACCATCGCCATGAGCGTGTTGCCTAACTATGGCGAAAAGGAAATCAGACGAATGGTGAAGGAGTTAAGAGAACAGTCTGTTACTACCGTTTACGATGAAGTGCTGATGCGTAACTTCCCTGTGGCAACGGCACTCAAGCCGTATGACGAAATCACTTTCCCGCCTGAGACCATTGACTTACAGAAGGCTAGAATCATCTTCAGACGAGTCTACATGACGGAAGTCGAGGTCAGGGCTATGGTTAACACCGACCAGTGGAACTATGATGCCGTTGAAGAAGCCGTCAAGACCAAGGGTCAGTTCTTCTGGTATCGTGACCCTAATATCGTTCCGATTAATAGGCTCAATCAGGATTACCGCCTTAGAACAAACAACCTTATTGAGGTCTGCTATGCTTATTACAAGCAGTTGAACGAGAACGACAATCCTTGCGTTTATTACACCGTTTTCTCTCCTAACGCTGGCACTGAAACTTGGCTTAAGCACGAAAAGTTAGGCTACGCTCATGGCAAGTATCCGTTTGTCGCTCTAAGAAGAGAACACATCAGAAAGGCTATTTATGAAAGCAGAGGTATCACAGACATCCTACAAACCGACCAGTCTGAACTTAAGGCTCAACACGATTCTCTCAGAGATAGAACTGCACTTGAAACAGTTCCTCCTATTATGGTTAAACGAAGAGGAATTGGAGGCATTGGAAGGATTGGCCCTGCGATGCAAATCCCAGTTACCAGTCCTGACGACTTCAAGTTTATGGAGCCGCCCAGAGGTACTCCTACTATTGCAGAATTCGTAATTAATCAGGTCGAAAAGAGTGCGGCTGTTTACTTTGGACTGAATCACACCGAAACACCTCCCGCTCTGGCTCAGATGGTTCAACAGTCTTCCGTTGACAACTGGTTGACCGCTTGGTCTGAGGTCTACACCCAGATGTTGCAACTTTGCTTGCAGTATATGGATGGCGAAGAACTTTTCAGAATTGCCAATGTGGACATTCCTAGAGGTGTCGAGGAAATCACTAAGCAGTACGACTTTGAGGTCAGATTCGACATCAGAAACCTTTACAGCGACCTTGTGATGGAAAAACTTCAGGCTATCAGCCAGTTTGTCGTTCCTCTTGACTCTGCTGGCGTGGTTGACCGTTCTAAGTTGGTTCAGAAGGCAATTGAGGCAATTAGCCCTGATGCGGCTAAGGAACTTGTCATTAATCAACAGAGTGCGTCCCAGAAGATGTACCGTGATGTCCAGACGGACATTGGCATGATGATGCTTGGTAACGAGGCAAATTATGTAGAAAACGACCCGACAGCACAGACCAAGATGCAGTATCTTCAGGATATTCTGTCTAAGAACCCGAAGGCTCAACAAGCCGCACAGGGAGACCAAATCTTCCAGTTACTGTTGCAGAATTACCAAAAGAACCTCCAGATGTCCATCATGCAACAGCAGAATAAGACCATTGGTCGTATTGGTGTGTCTCCTATGGCTGACAAGATGCAGGAACTGGTTCAACAGTCTCAGGCAAACTTAAACAACGCTAAAACCCAGCAAATTCAGGGTGAGGCTGGCTACTAATGAGAGATACCGATTATAATGTTCAGGTTTTTGGGTTTACTGAAAAGAACGACCTCTGGGAGCATATTTTGTATATTGTTGACATCAACATTGAGGCTGAAACCAGTCTAGCCACTGGAGTTGAGGTTTCTGGTGAACAGCGTGTCCATGCTTGCGGTAGAGCACAGGCTTGGAAGGACATCAAAACCCTCTTAAATGATGAGCGTAAAAAGGGCTTAGAATTAAGAGGAATCCAAGACCAAAATAAAGTGTAAATTTGTTTGACACTCGTAAAAAAGGTGTCAAATTCCAACCAACAGTTTCTGGGAGTCTGTAAAAACCCTGACAACAACAAAGGCACTTTAGACCTCATCTAATGACTACAGACAATAATAATCAGGGCGATGTGAACGAAGCCCAGACGCAAGTCGAAACTGGTTCAAACGAGCAGAATGGTGCTCTTAATGCTAGAGACCTCAACAGTCGATTAGCAGAACTCCTTGGAGACGACCCACTCATCTCCCAAGCGGAAGCAGACGAAGCCGATAGTAATCAGTCTGAAGTCCAAGAATCGGAAGGTGAGCCTGAAACGGACACCAACACCGAAGATGGCGAAGAGGTTCATTCACAGTCCGAGGAAAATGAAGATGAAAATGTCTCTCGTGGAGTCCAGAAGAGAATCGACAAACTTACCGCTAAGCGTAAAGAGGCTGAAGAGCAACTTGAGCAACTGCGTAAGGAAGTTGAAGACCTGAAGGCGAAGCAAGAAACTCCGAGGCGTGTCGAAACACTTCCTGATGTTCCCCATTCCGATTTGAATACGATTGCAGAAATCGAGGCAGAGATTGCCCAAGCAAGGTCGGTTCGTAATTGGGCAGAGGCAAACGCAGAAGGTTTTACGCAACGCAACGAAGACGGCACTGAACAGTATTTTGATTCTGCCCAAATCAGGCAGATTAAGGTTAACGCCATGAAGGCTCTTGAAGAGAGTCTCCCCATGCGATACCAGTACATTCAGGCTAGAGACAGTATCGAACCTATTGCAAACAAGGAGTACCCTTGGTGGAAGGATAAGGATAGTAAGGAACGGCAGTTCGCTGAGAAGTTCTTAACGGCTTTCCCTCAAATCAAGAAGTTCCCTGATTACAAGATGGTTATTGGCGACTACATCCGTGGTGTCAAGGCACGGGAATCTGCCCTTAAGTCAAATAAGGCAGTTCCGAAGGCTCCTACATTCCCTCGTTCTAGCGGTTCGGTTCCTAGTATGAATAAGCAGGAAATCCAGAAAGGTTCCGCAATGGCTCAGTTCCAGAAGTCTGGCAAAGTAGATGACCTCAGTAGAGTGATAGAAGATTACCTGTAACCCCTAATTATTATTATATATGGCTTCTTTAACAGAAAGAAATATCGTCAGCGGTAAGCGTGAGGCTCTTGCCGACATCATCTCCATGATTGATGCGAAGGCGACTCCGTTTACCTCTATGGCCCCCAAGGTTGCTAAACCTGGCAACACCCTGTTCCGCTGGCAGGTTGACTCCCTCCCCAATGTGTCCGCTGAACAGGCTGGCATTGTTGACGGTACGGATGTCTCCCCCACCGCTGACACCAAGAACTATGTCAAGGACGGTGCGGCTCAGTACCGCTACGAACTGTCCAACCACATCCAGATTTTCCGTGAGGCTGTCCGTGTGTCCCCGCTGACGCTCGACATCGCTGTCGTGGCTGGTGTGAAGTCTGAACTTGCTAACAATGTGTCGAAGGGCATCGAAGTTACCAAGCGTAAGATTGAGAAGACCCTCTGCTCCGCTAACCTTCCGTTTGCCGACAACGGCACGACTCAGGGTTATGCGACTCGTGGTCTGGACTCGTGGATTAAGAACGACTTCACTGGCGACACCTATCTGGCTGTCCCCTCTGCGTTCCGCACCCCGACTACCTCTATCTCGACTGTCGGCACTGCTAACCTTGATGAACTGGCTTGCCAAGACATCCTCGCTTCCGTCTTTAACCAGACTGGTCGTATGCAGGAGTTTGACGGCATCGTTGGCTACAAGTTGAAGCAAGCCTTCACTGCCCTTACCTACACGACCAAGCAGGGTACTGGTACTGCTCCGATGCAGGCTATCAGAACCCTCAACCGTGAGCAGGGTCAGAACTCGTACATCTCTGGTATCGATGTCTTTGAAGGTGACTTCGGCTCGATTCGCCTCCACACCTCGCTCTTCCTCAAGAACAACTTCTGCGGTTACCTGCTGAATATGGACTTGGTTGGCGTTGGCTACGGTGGCAACATCGCTCAGGTCAAGGAACTGACTGACAATGGCGGTGGCCCTGCTCGTCTCATCGAAGCCGTGGCTACTTGCATCGTCAAGAACCCCCTCGGTCTCGCTAAGTTCGACTTCACGGCCTAAGCGTTGATGGCTGACGACATCGTCCAGTCGTTGGTGGAAGTAATCCCTCCTCATCTCCAAAAAGAGATGGAGAGGGAACTCATCAACGGCTGGAGGATGCGTGAGTCCGTCGCTATGGCTGAGTCGATTAATCACGGTCACTTCGATAGGTTTAATGAAGCCAGAGAAGTGGCTGGTATTGGTAGGAAGGTGGCCCAAATCCCCGCTGATGCGTACCACTATTGGGGCCAGCGGCTTGGGTATGAATGTTGGAAGGACAAGCAGTTTATGAAGGAATTTCTTCGTGACAATGAGCAGTGTGCTGTCCGCAATTATGTCAAAAAGACTGTCGTTCAAGGCACTGTGTTTGGTGCTGACGGCTTCGCAGTATGAGAACATCTAATTTTTCCCAAATCCTGTTCGATGCTTTGCAGTATAGCGGCAACGACAGGTACAACATCAATGACGAGACATTTGGTCAGTTTCGTGATTTCTGCAATGCTAGGCTCCGTGAGGCTTGGGAAATGCAGGAATGGCCTGACTTATGTCGTGTAGAGCAGTTCACAACTGTCTACGATGCAGAGGGTGTTGGTTACTTTATTCCCGCATCTGATTGCGGTGAAATCTTTGGCGTTTACAATTTAAACCCGCTTCTGTCCAGTAGAGCAGTTGGTATGACTTATCAGTTATACGAAACAGGCACTGAACAGCGTATTGTCCTAGAGAAGACAACAATTGAAGAAGGCTGGTACTACTACAGAGTCAAGGTTCCTAATCTTACAGGGGAACGGTTTGACACCACTGTTGTGTATTACCCTAACTCTCAGATTTATTTTGACAGTGGTTCTGGCACTGGTACATATACCCCTGTTACTGGCAAGCCGCACTCCGCTAATTTTTACACTTGTTTGTCGCTTACAAGTGCTGGAGAAAGCCCCTTGACGCACCCCACAAAGTGGAAGTTGCACCAAATCCCCTATATCTTTTCTTATTTCTTGTCTTGGGGTGCTACTGCCAATTGGTTTGCTTCTGAGAATTTACTGCAAGAAGCATTAGTTATTGAACAAAAGGCTCAACAGATGTTAGACCTTGAAACCGACAAGATTGCTAGACAGCAAAACCAAATTCCCAAACTTAGATTTACAAACCCATACAGATAATGTCCTCCTCTTATGTTTCATTCTCCACTCCTGCTATCAGGAAGTGCGTTCACGCCAACATCACCGTTGGTACTTCTTTTGTTACCGCTTTAACCCCTCCTGCGGTTCCTAGCAGACGCATTCTGGTTATCATCCAGAACCAGTCTGCTACGGCTGTTATCGAGGTTGTGTTTGACGATACTGCCACTGTTGGCATCCAAGTTCAGCCTTACCAGTCCATTTCTCTTGATAACTACAATGGTACTGTGCGTGTTAAGTCTACTGCCGCTGGTACTACTGTTCATGTTGCACACGCTGGAGTCTAATGAGATTCTCTCTTTGCGGAAATACGCTTAGAACCCAACTCTGCCATGTCGTTTTCAATCAGTCCTAACCTTCCTGCCAATGTAGTTGAGATTGGCAACGAGTTGTCTCAAGCAAGACTTGATGCCATTAACAATGGTATTGGGCCTACTTCTGGCAATCCGTTCACAACTGTCAGTTACATCACAGGCTTATCGTATTTAACTACGACTTCTGCCGCAAGCACTTACGCCACAAAAGCCAGTCCTACCTTTACTGGCACGGTGACTATTCCTGCTGGTGCTAGTATCAGCGGCTATTTAACCACCGCTTCGGCTAGTAGCACTTACCAGACAATCTCTGGTATGAGTTCGTATGCTACGACAAGTTGGGTAAATAGTGGTTTTGCTACTAAGTTGAATGGAAGCGAATACCCAGTTGTATATGATGTTCCTAATGACGGCTCTGAGTATGTCCGCAAGAATCAATCTTGGGTTGTTGCTACTGGTGGCGGTGGCGGTGGGTTAACAATTTCTAGCCTCTCTAATTCTGCGGCTACAACACTTAATGCTACAGTACCCAC